CTTGCGTGTCGTGGATTACGAACAGTTCGCGGCTACCGTCTTTACGGCCTTTACGCAGATATTCGGCGCATAAGCCGCAATGTCCGCCCTGTTGTTGTTCCCACAAGTTGATTTGTCCAGCCAGCGATGATGGGATAGCCTCAATGGCTTCACGCTTTTGTGCGGCTGTATTACGTTTGGGGTTCATGTGTGCCCGGCGATATGTGTATTTTGCCATTTGGTTACGGCACCTGTAGTGGGTGATTCGTTCGCCATTACTGAGTGTGTATTCGCGAACGCGATACACGCGGACACTTCCCATGCCTTCGCAAGCAGTACATTGACCGAAGAGTTTTCCGTCGATCCCTACTGCTACTGATGTTATTTTGTGCCTCTTAGCACTAGTCATTATGACTCCTTTGTGAAGGTTGTGTAGTACATTTATTGAGTTATTTTGGATGATCATGACACTTGGAATATTGAGATAACATGTACACACTGTACACAAGTCACTTGAATTGCTAAGTAATTACTGTGTTTGAAATTTGTAATACACTTTATCTCGATATTTTATACCTTGTTTATAGGTCGCTCATACTTCTGCTGAGATCTGAAACAGCAAATATATAAATATATAGATCGACTAAAAAACCATCTACATATAACGAATAAACTTGGTACACAAAGTTGCAAATAAAACTGAGTGGCAAATCTCACGCGCAACGCGTCTACGCGCAGGCCAATAGATGCCTTTGGCCAAAGTAACAAAAAAAAGCCCAGTAGCCAACAAACAATGTTGACTACTGGGCAAGCGTTAGATCAAACGTGAACGCGTGATTGTTTCGTTTGTCAAAGAAGACTTACTGACGCTATAGCTATACACCTGAGCACCGGCTCGTATAGCCTCGTTCTCAAGAATCAAAGTCTGCTCATCAAACGAATTGTGGTGAATGGTCAAGGCATACAATGGCGCGGCCTCGAAAGACTCAGACTCGTGAGACATATTAGCGAACATATCCCAAAGATCAGGATAAAAAACACGCTTAGTCCACTCGTTATAAGAATTAACCATTGGCGTGCCGAACGATGTCTCTAGCCTGAATAGGCTTTCTGTTTCGTGCTTGTCGAGTTTGGTTGCAGACAATTCTTCTGCAGATACTGGACGAGCGGCTTCGTCATTGACAATCGTATACAACGGGTGAATGATCGGAGCGTACTCAGCATTAGAATCATGCCACTGATCAACCCAACCCATCGTCAACGAATTGACAACACGAGGAACACCACGAAGAGGAGACCAGCCCTCTCTAGTAATGTTCGCAGGAAAAACAAACTGAATATGAATCTTGTCTTCATAAAAAGTCTGAATGTTTTTGATCGTAGAAATTACAGCATCACGAACATCACTGAAATTCTCAGTACTATCAGATCCCATAACAACACAACGAACAATTGGATAATGCATGACTACATCATTACTCTGGGTCGTCGACACTTTCATCATCTCCTTCATTTAGTGGATTCATCAATTGGTAGTAGTTATTCCATGCAGAGCGACTGAAAGTCTCACGCTCTGCCATAGACAATCCATAGCCACCAGCATTGATACTTGAACGCTCAATACCAGTGAACTTAGACGCCCGACGCAACGCATCCTCCTTTGCGCAATCGAAACACAACAACGAACTCGACTGAACAATACGACTATGTGCTGCCTTGAAAGACAAAATCATCTCAGATAGTACTGAGCGTCCGTCTCCAAAAAAAGATAATTGAGCCCTAGGTACATACTTACCTATGACCAACTCCTCTAAAGCCGATAAAGCAATAGATACTGAAGCCCTAATGTGAGAACACTTAGAACAAACAACCATTTCCTCGAAGCCAGTATCTGGAAACTCCGGGAAGTCATTTTCAACGAATGAAGGAATATCTTCATCCCATGCATCATCGCTAATAAACACGAGAACATCCTTATCTAAAAGTAGGAAGGGGGTGCGCCCCGCGCAAGCCGGGGGCGCACACCCGTTTACTAGTGAATATAGAACTCACGGTCACAAACAGCACAGTGACCGCCAATGAGTTGGGTAAACGACTTGATTTTATCTGTCGTATTATTTATCCAACAGTGGTGACAAACCTTGAGCCACGAATCGTTAGAATTCTTCGTCAGAAACATTTGACTCATCTCCTGCGTGCTCGTCGAGAACTGCGTACTGAAATGCGTGACGCAAGTGGAGGTAACTAGTTGACAACCGCTGATCGCGAACTGCCTGCCAGTCATTTGGCGCATGCCATGCCAAATCTGATTCCATCTGACGAGCAGACTTGAGCAACAACTCATCAATCATTGTCAACTCCTTTGCTGTCAGACTTATGATGTACTTCTCTTCCATTGGTGTACATTCACACCGTCTACCACGAATACACATGATCAACCTTCCTTGAACATTGAATCCCAGCAACTCTCACAAGTGCCGGAAACGAAACGCTCTCTAACATCGAGATCGTAAACATCTAGCACAACATCTGCTAGTGCGCCTTGATTGTACGCATACAACTTTTCGGGTGCGATAAGAACACTCACACCCTCTGATTGACACAAAGCACAGTCATAAGACTTGACTTCATACTTACCAAAATCGTTAGTATCAGCAAGTATTTTATTGATAGATGCGATCCTCATTACAGCCAAGGATCTTGTTCGACAGCCTTATCTTCGATAGCATTAGGCTTTTCGTTTCTTTTATAGGTTGCAAACCAGAAATCCCGGTCACAAACCATTTCGTTGTAGTCATCGACAAGTCGATCCCACTGATCTGCAAGCACTTCGTATTCTTTTGTTGCTCTACTCCACATCCAAGTGGAATAAAGATTCAGAGCACCAATAATCAACACTGTGATTACAAGCCCTGTATCACTAACGATTGAACCGATCATGATCATATCCTTTCCGATATGTACCAAGACAAGACATAGTCCTATCCGGTGGTCCTAATAAAAAAAGTAAGAACCAGTGGGTGAGCCGAGCAACGCTCGGTCCACCCACCGGTTCGTGGGGCACTAGACTGCCAACTCGTCAAGAGCCGGAGCCACCGCATCCTGAGAAACAACGGATGCGGGTTGTGCGTTGGACTCTTCCAACTTGCCCATAATCGAAAGACCGATGGACGATGCGGAAGTGATCTGGAACGCTTTGCCGGAAACTCCGGTTTGCGTGGTGTAGGTGCGCTCGCGCACCGGGCCTGAGACCTCAACGAGTGTGCCGGTCGAGAGTTTCGCGAAAGCCTTCTTCGCGAGGTTCCCGTAGCACGCAACCTGGATCCAGGTGACGCCGTCAGCGATGTACTCGCCAGTGGCGCTGTTCAACTTCGTGTGGTTCACGCCCACGGAGAAGTTGAATGCCGGCGTTCCGTCTGAGGTGGCGACGAGACGCTTCTCGCCGTTCCCAAACGAAACATTACCGCGGACTCGAAGTTCCGCAACGAACAGTGGCTCTGCCAAGGTTCGCTCCTTTCTGGTAGATGCTCCGTCGCCCGCGACCTGCGAACGACACCTTCGCGCCTCTTGAACCGAAGAACGGGCCACGCAGGAACGGCCAACCACCGGGCGTGAGCACGACGCAAGGTGACACTATATATATACTCGCGGAAGACTACGAAAGTAAGATGAGCCTATATGTGCGTACTGCAACCGTGTACGCAAAGCAGTTGACCCGCGAATCGCGCCGGCGGGTGAGCGTTGCGTGGTGAAGTCGCTGTGCCTATGTGTGTCCATTCGGGGGCTTGGCCGGTGCGTAGCACGGCCGTCGTGCGGAGCACGACTAGCAGTGGGGCTGTGCGGCTGGGCGGTGAGCCGAGGCGGTGTGGCGAAGCTGAGACGTGCCGCTTTAGCGGCACGGCTCAGCGAGCCGTGGTTTTGCAAATGTGCGAAAGGGGGGTTGCCCTCAGGGGGGGGTGGGGGGGTGGGTCGCAAGAGACTTTGATGTTGTCTAGTCACGGACGTACCAATCGCGCGGGGGGTTGGCCTCTCTGTAATTTTCGGATCTCAAATGTGCTGTATAACCGTTTTGGGGTTATTTGTGATACGATGTGGCTATGCCGGTTATTGAGAATCATCCTCTTAGGATTGCTCGAGTGCGAGCGGGCCTATCCGCTGAGGAGCTTGGCGCATTGTGCGGCGTATCCCGCGGACTGATCAACGCATTAGAGCAGGGTCGAGTGAAGCGGCCAAAAGACGCTGTGTTTATTGTGCTGGCTCGGGAGAATGGCGTCGAGGTTCAGTATCTGCGTGACGCTTATGCCCGGTGGTTGCGAGGCACTGACTTCACGCCGGACGTTTTAGCAGTTTTGTCGCCGCGAGCTCGCGCGATGCTCGAGCTGGATCCTGCGATAGTTCGCCGTTACGGATCCTTTGTGGCCTGGCGTAAAGATTTTTATCCTTCCGTATCGGGGTTGGCGTCGTTGTTGCGTGTGGGTGCTACTTCGTTGAGGCGGTTTGAGTCGGGCGAGGTTTCGATGCCGAAGTCGTTGCAGCGGGCGTTGAAGCGTGTGTTGCGTTTGTCGGATGATTATGTGGAGGCGTTGATGGTGTTGGATGCGTCTGACTCGGATGGTGCGGCGGCGAAGTATTTTAGGAGATTTTAATGTCTGCTGATTTGTATGATGAGCCTCCTTATTCGGCTGAGTTGAATGCTCGCTTGGATGAGGTTGTTGCCGAGGAGGCTGCCGCAGTCGAGGCGGTTAATCCGGCTGATTTTTTACCCCAAATGTTAGATGTGACACTGCCGCAGCGTAATTCGATATCTGAGTTGGATCATCCGGTTCGGGTGTCTCGCGATTTTTTTGTTAATGCGGTTAATGCTGCGTGGGTGTTGCACTTGCGTGGGGAGTCTGTTTCGGCTGCTCGTATTCAGGCCTCGCTGCCGAATGCGTTTTCTGTGTCTGATCTACCTTTGTTGGATTCGGTGGTGTTGTCGGAGAAGTTTCGGGTGGCCTTGTTGTCGCGCGGCATTGAGCCTGGCCGTAATGTGGCTGATGGGTTGTCGGCGGAGATGGTGGCGTGTATTCGAGCCCTGACTGGCCCCGAAGAGGGCCTGTCAGTGCGTCAGAGACTTCGTGGGGCTGGGGTGACGTGGGAGCAGTATCAGGGCTGGCTTAACTTTGGCCCATTTCGCGAGACGTTGACTAAGTCGTCGGAACGCGGTTTGCGTTCCTCGGTGGCGCTCGCGAATGCTAAGTTGCTGGAGAACGTCGATTCTGGTGATCTTAAAGCTATTCAGTATGTGCATGAGTTGACTGGGTACTTTACGCCTGGTAAGCAGCAGCAGTTGGATGCTCAGCAGATGGTTCGCGATGTCATGTCGGTGGTGTTGCGTAGAGTTACTGATACCGATACCCTCATGGCGCTCGCGGCAGATTTCCGCGTGCTGCAGGAACAATTATCTGCCGGGGTGGATCCTTCTCGCCCACAGGGAGTTGTTGTTAGTAGTTTTGGTGAAGAACCTGTTATTCTTGATGAGTTGGAAGGAGTTCCTAATGGCGAGCACAACAACCCCTAATCTGGCTATCAATTTGCCCACTCCGGGCACGTCGGAACCATTTGCCGTTGCAACAATTAACAGTAATTTTACGAAGGTGGACACTTACGCGGGTACGACCACAAGTGCAATTAGCACTGAGGTTACTAACCGCACTAATGCCGACATTGCTCTTGACGGACGGCTTGACGTGCTCGAAGCGCGCCCTAAGGTTTATGTGCAGGCAACCGATCCGACTTCGGGTATGGTTACCGGCGATCTGCGATTCTGGTAGGTAGCGCATGGTAAGCATTCGCGAGGGCTTTACGATTCGCCCGTTTGATCTTGTTTTAACCGTCACCGAGACGGCTACGGATGCGAACGCTAACACGTCGACTCTTTCATGGAACTTGAAGGTCGATCCGACGTCTAACTACACGTCGTGGAGCAACTATGCAAGCAACAACGACTACACGGTTGTTATTAACGGCGTTTCTGGTAGCGGTAATTACACCTTTGATTTCCGCACAAACACTTCGTCTAGCCAAACAATTGCGTCGGGTACGAGAACTGTTACTCACGAAGTTGACGGATCTAAGTCGGTTTCTGTTGACTGTTCGTCGAGTTCTGTTCTGCTGGGTAACTCGACGCCGACTGCCGCGACACTTGTTTTAACCGACTTTGTCAAACTCCCTGAAGCGCCCGCGCAACCAACAGCCGTGTTGGCTGCTGATCGTAGCAAGATCACAGTTACGTCCCCTACGGCTACTTCGGCAGTGCTACCCGACACCTATGAAGTTCGGTTCAGCACAAATGGCGGCAGCACCTTTAGCGCCCCGCTTACGATGACTTCCCGAGTTTACGAATTAACCACGCTCACCGTAGGTGCCACATACATTTTTCAGACCCGCGCCACTTCGACAGAAGGATCGGGTCCCTGGTCCGTCTCTTCCGCGGGGATCTACGTTAAACCGGCGGGACGCCGGTATAACGGTACCGCCTGGGTGGCAGCGACAACAGCACGCCGCTACAACGGCACCGCCTGGGTCGATATCACAGTGTTCCGGCGCTACAATGGAACTTCATGGGTAGATATTAGTTAAGGAGATGTATGAGTAAACAATATGTTTGGCCGCTTGCGCAACCACTGCAGGTTACGTGCTCGTTTACGTGCCACAAGAAGCGCAAACCGCCGTCGAATACGCCAGGTACCGATTACGCCAAGAAGACTGGTACGAAGATTAAGTCGATCACAAGCGGTGTAGTTACCTACGTAAACACCGTTGGCGCAGGAAGTGCCGGAAAAAACGTGACCGTTAAGCACGGTAGGGGTTTTTACTCTTATTACTTCCACATGAGCAGTGTCAGTGTTAAGGCTGGGGATCGAGTGGACGCTGGGGACCTTTTGGGTGCAGTTGGCTCAACCGGCGCCTCTACTGGCCCTCACCTTCACTTGAGCCTTCGTTACTTGGGTAAGCTTATCGATGCTCACAAGTTCCTTTCAAGTCGAGTTAAGTAGGGGGTGAATATGGAAATTCTAAAAGATGCCTTTAAGCCCGCGACTCGTCGCTGGATTTATGACATTGCCGCCGCCCTGTACCCCGTTTTGGTGCTTGTTGGTGTTGCTAACGCCGGTGATGGTGGTGTTTGGCTCGCTCTTGTTGCCTCTATCCTCGGTATTGGCACCAACATCCTGGCCTCGTCCAACGTAACCGAATAACCGTTTGTATAACTCGAAAGCCGCAGCTAAGCTGCGGCTTTCTTGTTTGTGGAGGTGTCGGGAGTCGAACCCGAGTCCGTCGTAGTTCCCTTGCGGGTCTTACTTCGTCGAAGAACCTCTTCACCCCCGGTAAGCTAAACCCCCGAGGAGAGTGGGGGACTCGGGGGTTTAGCGGCTTTTACTGGCAGCTTTCGCAGTGCAACAGGTCCATGGGGTCCTGTGGAACGCTGTAGCCGCCGATGTCTTCTTTCTCCATCGGTCTCCTACAGGATTTGTATGTCTCTCCAGTTATTGTCTTGAGTAATAAATACTAGCACCCCGGACCTCGATTGTTCGCCCTTGACATTCGTAAACCATGAAGATCCTCGATCGGATGCTGGGGCCACGAATATCCATCGTGCATCGCCCGAGTGCTGGACGCGAAATGAGTGCCAGTGCCCGGTGATAAGGATGCGGGCTTGCTGAGTGGGTAGGTTCCCGTGGGACTGACCTTTCCACCATTCTCCAATGCGATCTGGGCTGCCTGCTTGGTGTCCATGTACTACTCCTAATTTAGTTCCACATGTTTCGTAGAACACTGATTCGTGATAGTCCTCTGGGAGCACGAGGTTAATTTGCGGAGCGGCCATCTTGACGAGTTTGGCGACGGCAAGCCCCCAGTCGTCGTGCGTGTTTCCTGCCGGCGACTGCTTTCCGATCCTGTGCGAGCCGTGGTTAGAGGGCACGGCGACGTAGGTTATCTTTGGTGTATGTGGTGCGAGTATCTCGATCCCTTTGAGGATAACTTCTACGGCGCAAGTTACTTGCCATGGGAGCGAGAGGTCATTGGTTGCGAGTTGACTCGAGGTGTTGTAGATGTTTTCGATTATGTCACCTGCGTCGATGATTACAATTTCTGCTGGGCTTGTACGCTTAGCTACATCCGCAGCGTTGACGAATGATTGGATGAGCTGGTCAACGGTTTCTTTTGTCCCACCGTTCCAGTCCGTTTTTCCAAGTTGGGCGTCTGTTGGAACTACGATAAGAGCCTCTGAACGAGGCTCCTTGCCGGGTACGGCGAGTTTTAATGTGCGAATATGGGATATATGTGTCTCGTCTAGTTTAAAGCCGCTAGAGAGGCGTTTACGGCGTCCTGAGACCTTAAACGCACTGAGTACTCTTACGCCGCCTTCTTTTGACGACTGTTCCCACTCCGAGAAGCGGAATGAGTACTCCCATTCGCTGGGGTCTAGCCCCCTTGCGCGGAGGAAGTCTTCTACGTCGTTAGACGTTGGGTTGCCGCTAGAGGCCGGACTGGTTCCCTCAAACTCTTGATCACTGAGTTCCCATCGGTAAGTTCCGGCTGTTGTTGCCGACTCTTTAGGCCCTCCGTGGTTTCTCCGGTGACGGCGAATTGCACGGGACATTAATCCCGTTTCCGTTTCCCATTCTTTAGTTGTTTTGCTGTTATCAATCTTTAATCCGTTTGCCAGTTCCCACTGGCAGCTTTTGCATTGACTATCCACGACTCCCCACTTTCTGTCGAGCTTTGGGTTTCACCTCTTCGTTGGTGATGCCCAGAGCGCCTTTAATGTAGGCTAGCTCAGATTCTGTCCTATTAACTGAGTCTCGCAATGATGACCCGCCGTTGGGCAAAACTTCCCTTTTGATAAGCAAAAGCTCTGTTTTGATCTCAGACATGGTTTCCGGGAGATCTTTTACTGCGTCTATTACTTTAAAGAATGAAATTATTGGACCCCAAAATCTAACTATTAGTCCGATGCCTGTGCCGCTAAAAACAACTAAGGCTACCGTGCCCCCCTGCTCTTGGGCTAAAAGTAAGAATTGATTCCATGTCATAATTTTAGTTTACGGCATCAGTAATCTTTTTTGTAATTCTTCGAGTTCTCGGTTATAGCGTTCCGTACGCTCTCTGTTGGCTCGCTCGTACCATTCAGACCACTCGGTAAACTTAAGTCCGACAATTGAATTTACGCCGCTAAGAAATTGCTTTTCTGGAGTTCGATCGTCGGTCCTGGCCCCGAGGAATCCGTTGTTATTAATCAAGCCGATTCCTGTTGCGCGAGAGTAACTGCCCAGTCCGGTGCTGTCCACAATGTACTGTCCGGCGTCTTCAATTGGGCGCCATTGGCCAAGGCGGAATTCCGATTGAGTAGTTGCGGCCGTGAAGTAGTTAATGGCTGGCGAGTATTGTCCGGCAGTGTTTGCGCCGAGGAACTCCCCCGCGCTCCTCATAATGTTTTCGCCAGCACTGTACGAAGGGTCGTAATACAGGGAACCTACCAGGTTGGAGAAAATATCCATTTGTGGAGCGTTCATAGAGAAGCCCCAGATTGATCCGTCTTCGTTGTACCAGCTTGGACCTAGTACGTTTGCCGCAGCAAATCCAGCGAGGCGAGGATCGTTAGGCATTGGCTGCCCAATGCTTTGTGGGTCTCCGCCCATTGCTATAGACATGTTGTAGATTACCTTTGCCGGAATCGTAAACATATCGGGACGCTCGAACATGGATTTAACGATTGCTGTTGCGGCCATTTTCTGCCAGGTGTAGAAGAAGAAGATGCGTCGAGCGTAGATACGCTCGGACGGCGAAAGCCTTTGCATTGTTGGGTGGAACGATTGGATTGTGTTGCTTAGTTCGTCAACGAGTGCGCCTAGGCTTTTGTGCGACTTTCGCTGGATAATGTCGACTGCGTGGGCAATACGGAAGATGTTGTCGCGTCGGGCCGAAAAGGCGCCGAGCCCTTCGTTCATTCGCATGATATTGCCAAGTATCCCCGACGCCTTGTTCCTGCCCGGAAGTGCCCTAAAGCCTTCAACAAAAAGGTCTTCTGCAGTGTTGTTGTTAAGCAGCAGCCCCTTGTCGTTAAGCATTCGGTAGACCTCTTGGAAGGAGATAACTTTTTGCTTACCTGCAATTGTTATTTTAATTCCAGGAACCCCATCAGCTACGTCGTCAAACTTGTATCCGTCGGAGAACTCCATTAGTGGGATTTCGTAGTTGTGGCCAAACACATTGCCCGGACGGAACTCCCCAACTGATCCCATTACTTTTGCCGCTTGAGCGTAACGGTAAGGATTAAAAACACCGTCGAGGGTGTTCATGAGCGCCTCACCCATTGCGCTTACAACGTGGTGCCCCGCACGCCAAATAGTTAATGAGGCTTTAATTGCTCCCGTTGCCTTGTCAAGTCGACCCATCCACTTCAAGAAGTCCTCGGAGTTTTTAGACCCCTTAAACGTTGGCCGGTTGTCAGTGTCTAGCAGTCTTTCCATGTTTGCCATACGGCGGAGAAATTCAGGCTCGTAAAGCTCGTTTGGGTCAAGCCACGACGCTAGTGTGCCCTCTTTTTTGATTGCTACAAATCCGTCAGCGATTGCCTCGGCCGCGTTGTCGTAACCTAGCGCAGTGTGCCCAAACCGTGCGGAAAACTCTGCGCCCAAAGTGGGGACCAGGCTTGCGTGGTGGAAGCTCCAACCGTAACCTTTTACGATTGTCATCCAGTCCGCACCACCGCCACCAGTTCCGGCTGGTGCGGTGATCATGTTGTGGACGTTTACCGAAACTTGACGCGCTGTTAGCGGTCCTGTGCCGAATTCATCAAAACGCGCTGCAGCTGTTACTCCAAGTGGGCCACTTGTAATGTGCCCGTTAATCCATTTGCCATCTAAGCCTGTTCGTTGTAGGAGTTTTGACTCACTGCCTACCGTGTACGACGCGTAGTGGTGCATGTCAGTAATAAATTTGCGGAGGGGTTTTTCTGTGATCTCGGAAAGAATTTCCTCCAGGGTTGCAAATGGCTTGGGGTCATTTAGGTCGTACCCAAACAGCCTGTTAAAGATTCCGTTGCTCCAAATCACAAACGCTTCAGTGTCACCGTTAAACGCCAGCGCTCCATCAATAAATGTTCGCTCAACCAACTTTTCGTAGTTATTGTAGTTGTTGTCAATTGAGCCTTCGATACCAGCCCTGATGCTTGCAATTTCCTGCATGCCCGCTTCGCCGGATACGATTCGGTGAATTTTGTTTACCGCTCCATCATCGCGGTATGAAGCCATAACAACTCGAGCAGTATCAGCAGGCAAGCGCCCCGCTAATGCGTTCATTACATCGGTTCCGTAGAGCGCGGAGATCTCGGATTGAATCTCCTGGATTTCGCTATCAATCTTTTGCTCGTAGTTCTTCAGGCGCGACTGCATCATGGCCGCTCGCCGTCGGCGCGCTGGGTCCATGGCCGACTTCTGGATATCTGCGTCGCCCTGCTTGATGCGCTCGCGGATCCTCTTCTTGGCAAGTTCGCGGATGTGCATTTTCCAGTTGTTTTTGCCCAGGAGTGTCTTGGAGATCATCTTGTCAATCTCCTGCGAGCGCCTCATTGCACCGTCTGCAATTGCGGTTTCGTCGGCTAGTGCTGTCGCCAGCTGTCGTTGCGTTGCGAGCACTTCTGCGTACTTGCTGCCTCCGTTAAGAACTGCGGCAAGGTGAAGGCTGGTCTGCATGGTTGATTCAAGGTGGTTAATTCCATGCTGAAAAGCGGCCTGAACTGACGCAGGGTCTCCTGCTGCGGCGAGCTGGGTAATTCGAATGATTGTGTTTTGGCCGGCGAGCTTGTTGGCGAGCGCCTGTCGCTGGGAGGCAAGCCTGGCGCGTTCAGTTGACATGATAGAGCGCACCGTTGCGGGGTTCTTACCCGCCGCCTCTTCTGCGGCAACATCCATTCGTCGTGTTACACGTGAAACATTGACGTCAATAGCGCTAGAAACCTGACCAATTCCTCGCTGTACTGCAAGCTTTGCAGCATGCGCAACGGGGGAGTCCGGGCTGATTCTGGAATCCACGATTGCTTTGCGCAACTCGGGGGTTGCCTCAATAATCTTGGCAATGAACCCGTCAAGTGTTCCGCCAAACTCCATCTTGGCGTCGAGTATCTTTTTTAGTACTGACGCAGCCAGGTCGCGTTCGCCTACGGCGACGCCCTCGGACAGCGCCCTTCCGGCGTTGATCATGTGTCGTCCGAAAAGGTTTTCGGCAAACTTAGGATCACTCAGAGCCATTGCTATCTCAGAAAGTGTTTGCGCTCCCAGTTCGGTAGTTGGCAACGCGCCCTCAGTGCCCGCCAAGACGTTGTCGTACACCGCTCCTGGGCGAGTAAAGATTCCCTCAGGAACGGCTTTGATTGACGCAATAAGGGAGTGGTAGATAATTGCTGACGCATCGGCCGGTGTTATTTTCGCTCCAGCTTTGCGCGCCTCGCTGAGCTTGATTGCGAGTGCTCCCATTTCCGCGATTATGTTGCTTGGGATTGTAATTCCCTTGTCAATCTCATCAAGAAGCGTTCGGTATACCCGAGTGTCGCCAGTGTTTCTGAGTGACGTAATTACGTCAGAGAAGCTTAGGTATGCCCAGTCAACTCGGTTGTCAAGACTAAATTTGTACTTACCAACGTTGTTTCGCGTAAGTCCGGCGACGCGGTGGGCCCCAACCTCGGCGTAGACTTCGTCTGCAATCTTTAGGGCTAGAACCTTTAGGTCGGCAATTTCTTGCGGGGCCAAGTTTGCGCGCCTGCCGACCGCTTCAAGATCGCGCATAACGGCATACGTTATTACCCGGTCTACGTCGGGCCCAATTGCCGTGTACTTCTTTTCTTTCCACAACTTTTGTACCGTGTCGGCAATTGACTTTCTAATAATGGGGCGCAGGCGAGAGTCGATTGCTTTGGCAATTTGTACGTACGCCGGGTTTGTGTTTTTACGCACTGCCTCAATTGCAAGAGCAGTTTCTTGTCTTGCCGTTTCGGGCCATTGGGTTCGAATGCCGGCGAGCTGCTCGGGCGTCAGTGAAGAAAGCTCTACGGCAAGACGATCCCCACCAAGAACCAGGGTGTCGCTAACGCTTGCCGTTTGACGCACAATATTCATTTCGGATTCGTCCAGGAACTTCTCGACGTTTTGCTTGTTGATCTGGCCAACAATCAGGTTGCCCTGACCTGATTCGTTAATGTTCAGCAGCATTCGTGCGCGTGCCGCCGCTCGCCCAACGCCGATGTCAAACTGGTCTGACTTGACGCCACCAATCTGTTGGCCAGTTAAGACTGCCTGTACCCGTTCAAGGAATTTATCAAACGTGTATCCGGCAGACTTTACCCACCCAGTGTTTATGTCAACCAGTTCTTGAAGAACTATTTCTCGAGGACTTAAACGCACCCAACGCTGATTCTTGCTTTTTAGCTTTTTGTTCATCGACTGCAGCATTTCGTCCGAAAGCTTCCCCTGCGGGGCTTTGACAGTTTTTACTTTTTTCCAGTTGTTGCGCGAATTTGCGGCAACAATTGATCGTTCTGCCTCAAGGCGAATTGCAGGCGAACGCAACGCGGCAAGCAAGGCGTCCCTGGAGAGTTCTTCTTCAGCTTGGAATACGGGCGCACGCAGAATATCGGAAATGATTGTCGTCATTTGCGCACGATATTCGTCAAACGATCCTTTAAGAATTTCCTTGCCAGTTTCGTCAACGGTCAAGAAACCGCGAGCTTTTTCGGAGATGGCAAATAGGTCGGTTACGTCAATCCCGGTTAGATTTGACAGCTCCATGAGGCTAACTTCGTTAAGACGGTTAAAGCTCATGGGGGTGTCAAAGAGTCTTGCAAGATCTTCTGGATCGTCAAATCCGTCATCTATCCAAGTTTCAGTTTTTGGATCCCACCTATTTCCAATAAACCTTTCCCACGGGCGTTCAAGCAGTGGGTCTACTGATCGGTAATCAACGGATGTGTCAATCTTTCGAGCTACGTGCATAATCATGGCGCCAATGTACGAAGCTGGATTAGTAAGCTCCAGCATCATTTCGCCGTTAATAACCTCTTCAGCGAGGGCAGCCCTGGATCCGGCCTTAATGTCGGTTTGAATTCCGTCGGCTTGCTCAATAAGCTTCTTTATTTCTTTTACCGTAAGTTTGGCGACCTGAAGCCTGGGAGCCAGGTCTTCTAGGATCAAGCGAGCGGCAGCTCCGTTTCCAAGGATTGCGCTGCGAATTTCGTTAATTGCTTTGGCGCTGGTTTCCGTAAGCCCCCACATTTTGTGCTGTCCGTGGATGGCTCGAATCATTGGAATAATTTGATCGGCCATTGGTAGCCCAAAGGCGTCTTCTATTGCCGACTCAAAACCGACGGTGTCGCCACCATTTAGGTTTGCCCACGAAATGATTTTGTCTAGAGTGTTTATGTCTTTTTCGTCTCGAAGAATTGCCGCAAGTGGTGCGTAGATTGAAATACGCTCACCCTCACCGTCAATTTGATACGTTGGTCCATCAAACGCGTCAACCGATTGAGCGGTTATTTCGTCTTCCGGACGGACTTTTCCGCTACGGAAAGTTCGCCCAAGTGGATCTACCCCGTAGAGGTTTCCGGCTTCACCGCGGGCAAGACCCATTTGGTACTTAGTAAACGGAAGGCTCTCGCCAAGCTTGCCTTTTGCCTCAGCTTCGCGCAGAAGCACGCCCGACTCTTTATCCAGTTTTACGTAGCGCTGGAACTCGTACAAGTAGTTGCGGTATGCGGAAATTGCACCAGGCGACGTTAGAAGCGCAGCTGGCAGTGCAGGCGCAATTTGCCCCGGCTTAAGCCCACCCGGCTTTACCTGCTCTTTAAGAATTGGAATTTTTAAGCGTTCTGCTACAAGTCGGTATTGATCAAAGAATTTGCCGCCACGTTTGCTGCCGCCAACAACCGAGTCCGAGCTTGCAACTACCTGAATCGTGCGAATCCAGTCTTCAAGCGGAAGCGGGACTCTTGCATAGCCCAACACGTGGTCGGAAATTGGGATCTCAGGGTCGCGTCCAGTCAGCGCCTTAAACTCTTCGTCGATCCTCGCGAAGCCCTCAGGACCGCCAGGAACTGCCGGGAGGCCGGATCCTTGTTGTCCCGCCTTAAAGAAGCTCTTGCCGGCTACCGTGTCAGCGTACCCCTTGCGTTTGGCGCGGTAACGCATCAGCGCTTTGCCTACAATGTTTGCGCCACTCATCTGGCCAACTGTGCGAGTTGTGTAGCCTATCGGCTTAAGATCCGCACCCAGCATTCGGTTAATGGACTCAATAATGTTGGAGAATCCGGTTTTGTCAATTGCTTCGTCAAACCCCGGCAGCTTTGATCTTGCCGAAACAATCAGTCCTGCAACTCTTGCGTATTCACGCCACCTGCCATCGCCAACAAACTTCGGATCTAAATCAGATTCTTTAACTCCCTTAAAGTAATCCATGACCTCTTCGGCGGTTTGCAGTGCAGCAACTTCTGCCCTCATTGGACTTCCGGCAGGAAGTTGTTCTGAAACAAAAGCGTGAGCGCCGGTACGGTATTCTGTAGCGCCAATCTTAAAGGCAGCCTCGTGAGTAAAGGACAGAATTGATGTGTCTTTCCCGGGGAAAAGAAGCGTTTCGCCCCAGAGACGCATTTCTGTGTCGCCTAGCTCGGCGGGGGTGTTTGCCAGAACCCGCTTTATGTCGTCTCGGACGCCCTTGCCCCTAAGCGCTGTATCTGCGCCTAGGTTAAAGATGTTTGCGGTTCTATTGCCGGCAAGCACGGAGGCTAGCTCGGACTCCCAATAGTCCATAAAGTCGTCGTAAACGACGCCACTGTAGGAGGGGTGTCGCCCGCTAATTGCGGCGTTCATGCTGGTTGCGGTTGCTTCTGCGACCTGGCGAATTTGTGCGCCTCGGTAAAGCTCAAAGTTGTCGAGCAGTTCGTCTTCAGTTTTTCCGCGAGCAACAATGTTTCCAAAAATATCAAACGCAGCATAGCCGCCTTGCGTGTCAAGGCCGTCAATTTCTCCGCCCATGCCAAATCCCATTTGATCGAGACGCCCACCGCCAACCTCGCTAGAAGGCATTTCGGTAACGGGTCCGTCAAGGTTGTCGCCCATGTCGTCAGCCACACGCTGTGCGTCTGAGATAGCGTCCAGTCCAACCGAGTCGCCTATTGAGTCCATTCCTCCAAGCGGCTTTGTTTCTGGGGTATAGCCACCACCGGTTTCAAACAGGCGCAGCATGTCGCGTCCGTAGCGCTTTAGGGCTTCCTCGTCAAAGTTTCGCTCTAAACCGTATACGCCAAGTTCCGTCATTTCAGACAGGCCGAACGCGCGCTCCCTGGCCACGTTGGAAATCCCGGGAAGATCCATTGGGAGCTTTGCAAGGATAATGATCAGTTTTGCGTACGTGGTTTCGTCAAATATTGCGTCTTTTAGTGGTCTAAATGATCCTGTTGCGACGTCGATTAGTTTTGCTACGGCTTGCGAGCGAGACACGCCGAGAAGTGCGGCCGCTTCATCCATTAGAGCGCCAGCGCCGCTGTGTGCGTCAATTAGCTGCCCGAGTGAGTCTCGGACTGCGTTTGTTTTTACTTCAAGAGGAGCGTCTGTAGCGTCGTACCGATCTACCGCCTTGAGTACATCTGACGTGTTTTCTTTAATAACTTCGGCGTATCCTGCACCGTGGCGGATATCAATACCTGCCGCCCTGGCTGCGCGTGCGGCGGCTTCAGCGCCACCCATGAGGAGGAACGGCGCGAGGTGAATGTTTGTTGGCGATCCCCCTCGCTCTAGGAAGCGCATTGACGCTTCGATTTGTGCGATAGCGTCCCGAATTTGCTGAACTTCGCCGGGGTTTTGATCCATGTATTCCGGCGTCATTCGGTAAAGCCTGGAATCGTAATGAACTAGGTACTCTGAGCTTTCCTTGATCATGAGAGCAGCCTGCTCGGAAACGGCGTTTCCAACGAGTTCGTCCATGGTGCCCACAGCCCCGGCTGCTTTTCCGGAAGCCATTTCGTCAAGGAAGGAGTTGGCGACGCGGGTAATGTCCCACATTTTGTACAGAATAGAGTCAACTACGTTTACAAGGAACTCTACCTCGGGCTTGCTAAGGTTTAAGTTTGGAATCTTCTTGACGCCGTAGAAGTGGCTAATAAGCTCTTTAACGCCAAACGACTCGCCCGTTTCAAGTTTTCCAATAAGAGTGTTGGCAATGTCTTGATTCTCTAAAGCCCCGTGAATTGCCCCAAGCAACACCTGCGTTGCGCCAGGGGTAAGCGAAAGATCGTCGTCGATTGCGCGCAGGGCAGCGTGCTCCGGTCCTGTCATTCCAATAATTCCGCCGTGCTTTACGCCGGTCTCAGCAAGATAATTTGTTACCTGCTCAATCTCGCTAGCAAGCTCTTCGGTTGTGCCACGTCCACGCCCAAGCTCAGCCGCAATTGCGGTTGCGCGAAGCCTGTAGTCCAGACCCTTTGCCGTAACTGTCTGAAGCTCCGCTTCAAGTTCGGTGATCCTATTATCTATTTCTAGATCTTTGTCGATAGTTGCCTGTCGAGCGATATCCATTTCTTCCGAAATGATCTCGCGACTTGCCGCCCTCGTAGCCGGAGCCGTTTCGTCAATTGCTCTACCCAGCTGGCTTACACGCTCGGCTTTTTGAGCCTGGAGATCTGCAAGCTCCACACGGAGCGCTTCGCCTCGCTTTTCAACATCAAAACGCAAGATTTCGCTTTCGCTGAGCGCGGTCTCGTCAGCAAATCGTTTATCCATTGCGTCAACACGTGCACGAGTGCTGCGCTTGGCTCTAATTGGCATTCCGGTTACCGCACTAGTTACCGCCCCCTTTGCAATGCCGGATGTCGCGATGCGGGCGCCTTCTCCTCCGGAAGCAAAATTAACGTAGCCCTCACGAAGCTTTGTTGCGTCGGGGGTAAAGATTGAGTATCGCCCGCCCTGGCCGGCAATACGCTTAAGGGTTGCGGGGGTCACTTCGCTAAGATAGTCATCTCCGTAAAGCTTCCGCAGTCCAGGGAGTATCTCCTCGGTAAAACGCTTATAACCAGTTTTCCCGGCAGTAAGAGCCAGCATCTGCTCGTCGCTAAGCCCCGCGTTGTTTTTAATTCGAGTAAACGCCTCATAGTCGCGTCGCTGTTTCCACGACTTAAGCCCGACCGGGTAAACACTCTTACTAAACTTGCCAAGTTTGTAGGTCTCGTCGCCACCATAAACCACGCCGCGCATTGCGCCAAGAACTCGCGACGTCGGGCCTGTAGCTTCCTGTCCTGCTTTTACAGCCTTTGCTGCGCGTCCAGCAGCCTGCGCGCCACGTACTGCACCACGTCCAGCAGCCAGAAAAATTCCACCAGGCAGGTACGTGAGCGGGTCTCCAACGATGTCAAATATAAATCCACTTGCAGCCAGCTGCTGATCGGTTCCCCAGTTGTTGTCAGTATCGACATAGTTCGGGTTGTCCCTGTTGTCAAGGTCTTTTCTGGCCTCAAGGTACTTTGCCCCAGTCATGTAGTTTGGAGACTCGGAGTCATTGTTAAATGACGCAAAGAAGCCGTCGACAAAACCGCCTACGTTGCCTGCAACGCTCGCGGCTACCGCTCCAGGCAATTTTTCGGCCGGAATCTCATTTATGGCCTGATCGCTACGAACTCCTGTATTTAGAACCGCCTCACGTCCACGAAGCTGTGCGTTTTTTGCGCCCGAGTTTAGCGCAGTCATTGCGTTAAAAAGGTGCTCGATTGGGCGCCACACAGGATCCCAGTTTTGGTTTTGCGCCCCAGCAAAGCGAGCCCGCTGTCCTTCAATAGCGTTTAGTGAAGCGACGGGGTCAAGGCCAGATGAGGAACGTGACCCAGCTAGTAGCTTCGGGTCAATCCTAATTCCCACAAATAACCTCTTTCGACTAAGGAGTCTAGGCTTACAGCTTAAATACTATCAGAGACTAACGATTGTACGAACCTGCGCGCGTAGGGTCGTACTGCATGTAGTTTTGGTAGTACGGTACAAAATTATCTCCGTATTGCTGTTGGAACTGTTGAGCCAGGTATGCGTCCTTGGGGATCTTGCCCGGGTTGCCCAAGCTCCAGTTCGCCATGGCCTCTAATCCAAACTGAGCAACACCAGGGTCAATGCCCTGGCTTTTACCGCCACCCATTTGAGCAATGACATCATCAATAGACATGTTGTTTTGGTTAGCGAAGTTTTGTATTTGTGCCTGCTTAAGGAGCTCAGGAAGTCCCTGGTAAGCCGGGTTGAGCATCTTACCACCGCCACCACGGGCGCCCTTCATTGCCTCAGCTTCGCGCTCCGCAAGAGACTGACGATAATCAGACCAGCGAGTAGACAGCTCTTCAAGGGCCATCGTTTGCTGATCCCCGACTCCGAGCAGCGCAGAAGCGTCTCGCCCCTGCTGAGCAGTGCTCAGCGCACCCATAAGTCCAGACCAGTTTTGCTGGAGAGAGCCCCGAGTAGAAGCGCCCTGTTCGCGAGCCATGTCTACCGATCCGCCACCGGAACCAGTGTCCGCTTCGTTGCCAATCCCCATCCGCGCCAACATGTCACGACGGGCAGCATCCTCGGCGGAAGAACGCATAGCTGCGGCAGCATCCCCCGCGTCGCGCTCAGCGTTAGTCAGGTTAATTGCGCCTTCGTAGGTTGCGCGAGTGTTCTCTTGTCGCGGCGCGTACGCAGCCTCAAGATCAGAGTAAATACCCTTTAATTCGCCCTTAGTGCTCTTGTAGATCTTGCGACCTTTTCTTTGAAGCGAATTATAGAGGTCACGAATTGCAGCAGAATTGTCGTATCCTGGGGCGTTAACGTATAGGTCTGGATAAACCACACCCGGATCGACGGGCGGGACGCCCCCAGTCTGCGGATACGGGTTACCCTGTTCCGGCGCAGGAATACCCGATTGCGTTCCCTGGCCGCGAGGCATCGGGGGGTTAAACCCGGAATAGAGCGTGGTGCCTACACCACGTCCTCCGTAGAAGCCTGCGCCTACCATTATCTCCACCTTCCAGTGTTCTGAAACGCCTTTTCGGCGGCACGTGTTGCTGCATCAGCTTCCGACTTACCGGACGCCATATTAAATTGATTGTAAGTGCCGAGCCCCTGCGATCCCAGGTTGCTGCCAAGCAAACCGAAGATCTTTGCAAGCTCAGTGTAGTTTTTAGTGTCAAGAGCCAACGTCATTGCAGCCTGCTGGGACTGGTCCTGAACCATACTGCGAACACCATATTCGTTACGAACCTGATCTTCAGACGCCGATGTGGCGCTTTGCTGTTTTGCTGAGTCAGTTAAGACCCGGCCAGCATTCTTTGCAGCGATTCCCGACGTTCCCAGTCCACGCGCCGCAGCATTTGCAGCCTGCGTTTGACCGGCATTACGCTTGTTTACCAGATCAGCTTGGCGCTGCTGATCGATGCTTAAATATCTATTCTGCCCCTCGCCTAAAATCCTAGCAAGAGCCTCCGACGCGTTAATATAATTCGAACGATTTTCGTCACGATAGATGGCATCTTTTTCAAGATAATTTACGTCAGCCTTGGCCATTAGCCTCTCCTCATCGAGTTAGCAGTGCCGTACGCGCCACGCGCACGATCCTTTAGCCACTGAGACATTATTGCCTTCTTAGTGCGAGCTTTTGCGTCGCGTTCCGCGTAACCCATTGGGTCCACAATCCCGCGGTTGGGTGAAGATGAGGCGTTTAGCCCATACCTTTTGCTCCCAGCAGCATACTGATTCTGGGAGTAAGTTCCGAGGTTAGGGTTTTTCCACATGATTACTTCTTTTTATTCTTTAGTCGTTCCGACATGGCCGCGGCTTTTGCTTTTGCGTCAGCCTTTGATGATGCGCCCCAGGCCTGGAGCGACAAAAGGAGCCTTGTTGGGTCTCCGTTAGGCTTTCGCTCCGGTCCTGGCATCCCGCCCATGCGGGCAAGGAATGATGATCGTCTTGAGTTGTCTCCGGCCTTGACGGGCGCCTGCAAGTTTGATCCCGGGTTTTGACGCTCGTATGAACGTCGCCCAGCCTCGTTAAGGCCGCCCGATGCGGCCTTACCCTCTTTGCGCTGCCAGGCCGCCGAAGCCACTTTTAGTAGCCTTTGCTCTTGTTCATCTTTTCGCGCATTGCCTGAACCATTCCAGGAACCTGCGGCTTTTTGCCGCCGGGGCCAATTGGCTTAGTCATGCCCGGGCGTGTAGGCTTCATTTCTCCAGGCTTGTTTGGACGTGGCATGGGGCCGCCGGTAACCGGCTTTGGCTTGTTGGGCCTGTTGTAAAGTGGCATGGGGCCGCCAGTAACGGGCTTTGGCTTGTTGTACATGTCTGGCATTGTTTCTCCTAGTTCAGATAATTAATGATACAGCACTACTGAATCATCTGGGGCAAAGATTGCTTAATTGCGGCATGAATGGTAATTGAAGAGATTCGGACAGGCCCTTCGGCTGTAGTGCCGTTTGACGTCGTTTGCACTTTAAAAGCGCAGCGGCGGAACCGAAGATCGCGCCTAAACGCAACGCTAACCCTGTACGGCGTGCTGCTTTCATAGGGCACCTCTGTTACGACATCCGAGTTTGGCGCGGCAGGGAGATCCCAAGTTCCGGCAGCTAGTTGATCCCACGTGTACGCCTCCAGCGAATCCCATGACGGAACAGCAGAAATAGCCTGAATTGGCGTAGCCGTGCCGGTAATTACGTTTTGCGGAAGACCGCCACTGCGATTTCCGCCTCCGACATAAAGGTCAGCCTCCCAATAGTACATACGCTTCCAGGACCCCGGCGCACCAAGATCGTGGGCCTTAGTCTGAATTGTGTGCGTCATCATCTCCGAATCGGACGCGTTTAGGCTTTCGCGAATTCGATAAATGCCATACGCACCGCCGGTAAGGCCGGTAATTCCGTACGCAACATCACTAGAAACGTCTCCAACGGATCGAGGTGCTAATTTAAAATACGCCGGTTGATGCGTGCTGGTCCATGTAGCCCAGGTCCCTAGCTCTAGCGAAACGGTGTAAATTTGACCGCCATACCAGATAATAGCTCGCCTGCCTATTACGCTGACGCTGGAATAAATGTCATACCCGGAGAGTTGTTTTGGCCGCAATTCCAGTTTGTTTTGCTCGTTTAGCGGGTAGTACAGGTAAGAAACAAATCGATAAAACTTACCGTTACTCAGCACCAGGTAGCTAAACTCGTATTTTGTGACACAGTGGCGGTTGTCTGCGCCAACTGTGCCATCTATTTGCTGCAAGTAGGACTCAGTAACGATATCTACCGAATATTTAAAGAAGTAGGTGCTTCGGTTTCGAAACACGTAAATTTCGTCAGATCCAGAAATGAGTGCAGTAATTGATTGTCCGTCTCCAGGTGATACGTCAAAAGAATCTCGCCCTTCGAGCAGGTCGTCGTCGGGCTTTCCCCAAACGTCCCATTCGTAGATTCCGTTTATGTTAACAAGATCGGTTACGCGGGAGAAGAATATTCGCGCCCCGGGCTGTTTCCCGGTTTCTTTAGAGATCATAAACAGTCGTTCTTTGTGCAGGATTATTTGTTCTCCTGCGGGCATTTTTTTGTATGCGCCGTCTGCTGCGTAGTAGGCGGCGTTAAGAACGGTAAACGTTGTTCCGTTCCAAAACCCACCGTTTGTGGTTGACGAGCAGATAAACAACTCTTCGTTGTATTGCGCGCAGCCCGAGGCAACAATCGTAGTTATCCTGGTTCCCCAAGAGTTTGTCGAAAGATTGTATAGATAGGTTCCATCTCCAGTTACTGCAGCAACGGCATAGGTTACGCCGCTTTTTGTGTAGTATCCGAGGATCTCCACTTTGCCCGAAGGGGAAGTTCCAATCTTTACTACAGGCGGGCGAGCTGTCAGGTTTCCGTTAATGTCAACTTCAAGGTTGTCTAGCTGCCCAAGTTCGCCGTCTGCCATGGTTGACAGATCGTTTACGTTGTTGAGTCCGCGGGACCAGTTGTTTAGTGCGATGCTCTGGCTGCGCCCACCTTCGCGGTTTGGCATTAAAGGTCCTCTATTCTTACCGTGATAGACCCGTACGTGTTGGTTTGTGACACGTTTTCTTGATTGGCTAGGGTTTCCATGCCGTTAAAGTATTCGGCTTGCTTGTACCGTGCCGCTTCCCAGTTTTCATCTAGTTGGTACGCGTGCGCCAAAACATGCTCTACGAGTCGCGGGAAGTACCGGTCCGGAATGGACAGCAGCGAAGAAAGAGTAGTCAGCTCCTCTGGTTGGGCGCTGTAGAACATGCGCAGACCATTGGTTATTGACTCATCTGGCTTAGGGTACAGATAGACGCTTCCCAGCCGTTCGTACCAAATCTTGGGTTTTTTATCAACCGTAGCGAGTATGTCCATGCTTTTTTCGCGCCCAAGAATGTAAAGTTCCGCTTCTTGAAACGAATACGCCTCTAGAGGAACCCCGTCGTAGTGGATTCCTTCGATGTACTGAATGCGCTGCGCAGGGTATTCGTACAGGTCCTGATCCTTGACAACGTTAGTGACTGCGGTTTCCTTTAGAATTGGATTAATGTTGACAATATCTTGCTGGACATGGTTGATCCACTCAAGAATATCGCCATCAGTAATTTGACGACCATCCGGATCTCCAAATTGACGCTTTACGTTAGCGGCAACATCAAGTCCTGTTTTTGTATAAAGTTCCGCGGCCATCTGTTATTCCCATCGTTTTTTGTTTTGTTCCCATTCCAAACGATCCATTCCTTCAGCTATTTCGTCGGATCGTTTGCGCTCATTGAGAATGAAGTGAGCTGCAGATAAAGCGTCAAACTTGTCAAGGTCAAAACCCGATTTTGCCGCGTCAGCCTTAAACACATCAGCCATGATTCTTTCATCCAGCATGGTCTCTGGATATACGCGAACAATGTACTCCGGAGCGCCAATGGGCCTATGAATAACCGCAAAAGGCTTATCCGGTTGTTCAACCACATAAGGGTGTCCAGGTGGAAGTCTTTCAAGAAAAAGTTCGTGATCGTAGTCTTGTAATACGCGTGCGATATCTCGCCCACGATGCGGTAAATCTAAATGATCTAGTCTCATGAGTCTAATGATACCAAACAGCCCCCGAGAAATGTCCCGGGGGCCGTAAGGTGTTGATACTTATACTTCGAGGATGCCTGCGAGCTTGCCGTGCGCGTTGCGACGGTAAGTCGTGAGCTCCGAGTAGTTACGCATTTCAGCAATGAACCCGTCGTAGCCGGGGATCTTCTGCCAAGTTGCACCCTGCTCGTCGATCCATTCCCAACCAACGTTCGTGTTGAGCTGAATCTCGGAGTCGTTCGGGAACCAAGCGACACCCTTCGGGCAGTCGAAGTCCGTCATCATCGGGATCTCGCCGTAAGGAGTGGTGAACGACAATGCGCTACCAACACCACCGTTGAGGTCCGTCTTGTTGACGTACTGACGAAGTCCCTGAAGAGCGGACCAGTATGCGCGGTAAACACCAGGAGTGGTGATGATACGCGTGGGCTTCGATCCCTTGCGGCGAACGTCCTGGACAACCTTATCGAGGTCAAGCTCGGTAAGGGCTCCGTTGCCGGCAACAGGTGCGTTGACGGTGGACTTCCAGTCGGGGTACGTCGCGGGGTCGATTCCGTAGAGCGAACCGCTCGAGGAAATGAGAGCCTTGAAACCCTGAAGTTCTTTGTTCCACGAGTTCGTGCCCTGCGAAGCGGTACGAGACGAGCGGACAAGAGCGTCGCCAACGGTAACGGTAGCGATTGCTGCCGAGACGGTGATGACCTTGGTGGTTTCGTTGATTCCCGTAACCGTTACATATGCGGTGTTGCGAGGAGTCGGGACAGCGTTGGAAAGAGTCGAGGCCTGAAGGACGTCGATTCGTGCGCCAATGCTGAGGTAGATCGTGTCGTCAACCGTAAGGGTTGTGACGGCGCTACCTGCTGCGGTGAGAACTGCAAGGGTTCCGGTTCCGTCGCCGTAAATCTGGCGGTTCGTGTCCTTGGCAAGGTCAGTCTTCAGGCGGGTCATTTCCTCACCGACGTAGTCGATGAACGACTGCGGGTTGGTCTTTGCCTGGTTCATAACCTGGCCGGTGCACTGAATTGCTCCGTAGAGGCTCTTCAGTCCGGTGGTTCCGCGTGCATAGAGCTGCTGTCC